TTCTGTAGGTACACCTTACTGGCTTCTTGCACGATGAGGAGCCGTTGCATCTGGTCCCCGCTGCCCATGCCCCAGAGGGCTTCCTTGCCGAACGTGCCGCCCATGCTCATCTTGATGGCACCGGCGGCCGCGCCCCCGGCCCGGGCGATCTGTTCCTTCAGGTCGTAGAGTTCTCCGATCTTGTCCGTGGTCTTCTTCAACTGCTCTGGACTCTGACCTTGTTCGGTCGCCGTCGCTTTCGCTTCCCGCACGGCCTTGCGCCGCGCGTCTTCCACCAGGGCGAGTTCCTGGTCCAGGCCCTTTTTGGTAGACCGGATGTACGCTTCGTCTATCTCGTCGTTCAGGCTCTCTTGATCCTTCAGACGGGCGGCGTCCTGCTCGCGGGCATCGGCCTCCTCGATGTTGCGCGTCCGCCGAATCCATGTCTGCTTGATGAGCGCCTTGGCTTCCTCGTTGTCGCCGGCCAGGCGCAGTTCCTCCCTATACTGGTCATTCGCTTCGGCGAGGGCCGCCATGATCCGGTCCTTCATGCCTTCGATGTTCGCGCGGTTCAGGTCGTTCTGCGCGGATTGCACAATCTCCTGCCGCTTCTTCTCGACCTCCTCGGCCGCGTCGAGTTCCTTCTGCTCGTCGGGCGTGAGCACTCCGCCGGCGGCACGGCGTTGTGCGAGGGCTGCAAGGGTAGGTGGCGGCGGTTTAGCGACTGGGGGTACTGCTTCAACCTCCCCCAGAGCAACCCGCTCGGCAATGAGCTTCGCGTATGCCTCATCCCACTGTGCGGTGGTGAGGGCCAACTTTTCCGCCTGGTCGCCGATCTGTGCATCGGTGTAACCCGTTGACCCACCGACGCCAGCCTTGAAATCCGCTTGACTCTTCTTCATAAAGGCCAACTGCTCGGTTTCCTTCGCCCACTGTTCTCTCAGACGCCTGACATCAGCCTTCCCTGCCATCTCTGCCGCAAGGTGCCCGGCCTTCCCGCCGGCAAGTTCATCATGGAATGCCTTCAGGCTCCCCGTCGTCCCGTCGATTTGTGATGCGAGTTCCGGGAAGATCGCCTTCAGTTGGTTCATCGTCTTCTGGAGTTCGTAGTTCTGCCGCGCCGTCCGGTTCGTGGTGTTGACCAGGTCCTCGTACTTGGAGACCAGGCCGTCCGCCTGGGTCGCGTTCTCCTTCAACTGCTCCACGTTGCTCTTGGCGGCCATACGTGACAGACCGTAAGCCACGCCCAGGCCGATGAGCACGGCCACGACGGCGCTGATGCCGAGTATCAGCCCGAAGGACGCCATGGTGGCCGCCGCCACGGCTGCGAGTTGCCCGAGCACGAGCGCCAGCGTGCCCACGGCCGTCGCCGTGATGCCGACCACGAGCAACAACGGCGCGAAGGACGCGATCAGTTCCTTGTTGGCGCTGATCCACTCGCTCCACGCCTTCACCGCCGGCAGCAGTTGCGGCATCAGCGCCTCGCCCACCTCGATGGCTAGGTTGCTGACGCTCGCCTTCAGCTTGTCCAGTTGGAACCCCGCCGTGCCCGCCACCTCGCCGAAGCCCCGCATGCTCGCGCCCGCGCTGTCCTGAATGGCCGCCAGCGTCTTCGTCAGGTTCGCCGTGTCCCCCAGGACGGAGGCGATGCCCGTGAAGCCGCGGATGTTCGGGAACAGGACGAACTGCTGCGCCGGCGTCAGTTCGCTCACCTGCTTCAGCGACTTGAAGAGCGCGTCGCCCTGGAGCGCGTCGGCGCTCAGGTCGATGCCGAGCTTCTTGGCGAAGTTGTGCGCCTCGTCCGTCGGCTTCAGGAAGGTCGAGAAGATGGCCCGCATGCCGGTGAACGCGGTGGTCATGGGCATGCCCGTCTTGCCCATGCTCGACATGATGGCGGCCAGGCTCTCCAGCGGCATTCCCAACTGCGCGGCCAGCGGCGCCAGCTTCTCTATCTCGGTAGCGAACGGCCCGAACGACTCGCCGCTGCGCCTCGTCGCGGCCCACAGGATGTCGCTGACCTTCGCCGCATCGCCCGCCGCAAGGTGGTAGGCGTTCATGGTGCCCACGAGCGTGTCGGCCGCCTCGTCCACGCTGTCGAAGCCCAGCGCCGCCATGCGCGAGGCCACGTCGAGCACCTGGAGGGCGGCGTCCGGCGCGATGAGGGAGCCGAGCAGCCGCGAGAGGCCGGCCGCCATGTCCTCCGTGCTGCGGCCGAACTTGACGGACAGGTCGCGCACGCCCGCGCTCATGCCAGCCATCTGCTTCTGCGGTTCTTCGAGGCGCACGGCCACCTGCGCCATCTGCTTCTCGAAGGTCGCGGCGGCGCGGAAGGCCAGGGCCAGGGGCGTGGTGATGCCGGCGCCGAAGGCCAGCGCCCGCACGCCCATCCGGTTCATGTTGGCGCTGAACGTGCTGAGCTTCAGCCGGGCCCCGCGCAGGGTCTTGTCCAGTTCCGTATCGTCGGCGTACAGGCCCACGAACGCCCGGCCCGCCATGATCCCGACCTTTGACCCGACTGGCATCTCAGCCTCCTACTTCTTCTTGTGCTTCTTCTTCCCGAACGGCACCAGGTCCTTCAGCGTCTCGATGTTGCCTGCGGTCACCCGTCCGTGCTTCGCCGGCTCCTCGAAGGGATCGAACGCGCTCGGCGGCAGGGGCTGCCCCTTCGCCAGCGTCCGGTTGTAGTGCATGGCCAGCAGCGCGCTCGTATGCTTCCATGCGTCCCTCCTCTTGCCATCGGCCATCCACATCAGCTCGCGCAGCGTCAGCCCTGCGGGGTCAACTCCGCAGATGCCGGCGAACTTGAAGATGAGCCGGTAGAGCTCGTCAGCGCCGACAACTTCTCGTCCAGCCTTGGGTTGTCCGCCTCCGCCTCCATCGCCGTCAGCAGCACCTCGCCGATCTTCTCGCCCCTCCACATCGCCTTCTTCAGCGCCGCTTTCGGGCGGCTCGGGCAAAAATCGACAATGCCCTCGAACAGCGCCTTGCTGGCCTCCGTGAGCGTGTCGCCGGAGAACTGTTCCCCGAAGGCCACGTCGCTGAGCCCGCACGCATCCGCCTGCGGCTTGCAGACGGCGTAGAGAATGTCCACCAGCACCACCGGATCGGCCGCGATGTCCTCCAGGAGCTTGTCCTGGGGGTTCACGACCTGCATCAGGTTGATGCCGAGGAGGGTGCGGACCCTGCGCAGAGCGGCAAGGTCCACACGCACCTCCCAAAGCCTTTCCGACTCCCCCACCTTGGTTCGGAACTGCATGTTCAGCTCCCGCCTACGGTGTACCACTCCGTCTCGCTGGACGGGTCGGCGGTGACGCTCACCGCGACGGCGTCCGACAGGGGCTCGGTCTCCTCGAAGCCGCTGATGACGAAGTTGCCGACCAGCCCTTCCTTGCCGCCGGTCTCGATGTCGCCGTTCATGAAGGCCATGCCGATCTCAGAGCTCGCCAGCCAGGCGTCGCGGATGGCGTCGAAGCCCTCGTCCTCGCTGTCCCACAGCATCTCGAACTTCACGCTCCCGTCCTTCAGCGTGGCCATGCTCTGCTTCCAGCCGCTGTTGGCGCGGGTCGTGACGTCCGCCTTGTCGGTGCTGAGGCTCTTGGTCACGTCCTTCAGGTTGTCCATCTCGGTCCAGTCCGCATTCGCCGGCGTCACGGCGCCGCCGAGGACCGCCGCAGCGAAATACGCCTTGCACGACATACCCAGAATCTTAGCCATCGACAACACCTCCTATTTAAGTGCGTTCTTCCACAGCTTCGGCAGTTCGTTCTTGATCTTCGCGTCAAAGGCCGGCTGCATGTAGGGGCGCGGCGCGTAGAACACGTTGCGCATTTCGCCCGCCTTGTCCTTCAGCGCCAGAAAGGCAACCCTGAATCCGTAGTCCGTCTTGCCTGCCTCGTGCATCCGGCGCAACTTCCACCAGGACAGGCGCTGGTGGACGAACCCGCCCTTCTCCAGCACTTCGGGCACCGTCGTTGCGCCGTACCCGGGCGGGTTCTTGCCTGCCCACGCCGGGCCGATGATGACGGCGCGCTCGGCCGGGTCGAAACAGTAGAGGAGGAAGTCCTTAATAAGGCCCATGTGGACGAGCGGGGCATGGCCAGGCTTGGAGTAATCGGCGAAGCTCTTGGCCTGGTGCATGGACTTGCGCGCATCGCGCATCACGTACATGCCGAACTTGCTGAACACCGTCTTGGTCGCGTTGTCCATCGCGTCCACGACCTGGCGCCGGTCGAAGAAGCCCTTCTTCATGTCCCGGAAGCCGACGCGGAA